GATCGCCGCCATCTTCGGGGCCTTCCTTGTCCCGCGGTCGATTTCAGCGTTGCGGTTGTTCTGGAATCTCGGCAGGGCACGCCCGAATCCCTCGGTGTAGAGGTCGCTGGTGTCAGTGGTGCCGAACCCTTCGGCGGCGCCGTAGGTGAAGCGTTTGAGCTTGTCCTTGGCGACGGCGATGGACGGGTCGCGGTCGCCGACCTTCTGCGGCGTTGCCCAGGACATCAGCCGACCAGCTTCAGCATCGCGGCAGTCGCGGGTCCGACCTGCCCGTCGGCGACCAGCGGCGGGTGTAGACGCTGGTAGTCGCGGACCTTGGACTGAGTGTCGGGGCCGAAGTAGCCGTCAACGACGATCTTCGAGTAATTCCGCTTGAGCCGGGTCTGCAACGAGATGACCCGGATGCCTTGGTCGCCGATCCGGATGACGCCGAAGTTCGCATACGCGGCGGGCACACCCGGCACCTCGACGACAGGCGCGGGCGCCGGGGCGACACCGCCCATCGCGGACTGAATGTCAGCGCGGAATAGGCCCATGTCGATGCCGCCCGGGTCCCACTTCCCTTGTGCCGCACCGGCCCATTCCTTGTGCCCGATCGAGTGGGAGGCGGGCTGGCCGAGGTGCTTGAGGATGGCGGCGTTGCCCCGGACGTAGGCTTCGTACTGCCGGTTGGACCAGGGGGAGTGATGCGGCTTCCCCGGTGATCCGCCGCCGTCGTTGGCGGCCTCGATGCCGATGGTGCGGAAGTTCGCGTTATTGGCCGGCAGCCCCGACCAGGACCCGGCGCCGGCGTGCCAGGCGACCCCGACCCCGCACAGTGTGTACTTGCCGTCGGGGCTGAGGTAGAGCTGGGACGCCAGCCCGAGGCTCGGGTGTTCGGCGATGCCGCGCGGGGTCTCGCCGAAGCTGCCGGTGTGATGATCGACCACGCCCCAGATCTCGCCGAAGTCGCCGTGTCCACGCTCGAACGCACCCGGGTAGATGTCGCATTGCAGCCCTTCAGCCCGCAGGACGTCAGGCAGCCAGGTTGGATCGCTCATAGCAAATACCTCCGATTGGTGTTGCAGTGGTTACGAATTCGAGAGATGCCGGCCGGGAGCGCCGGTCAGAACATCAGGAAGAAGTCGTCAGCAGACGGGGTCGGGGCAGGGCGTAGCGCGATGGCCCCGCCGACGGCGGCAGCGGAGAGGAACGGCGTCCAATCCGCTTGATAGGCGCCGATGTCGTTCACGACGTTCGAGCCGACGACCATGCCGTGGTTGGTGCCGACGTTGCTCCACTTGTTGTATTCCGAGGCCCACCCGTTGCCAGCCTTGGTGCCCGAGTGGGCGACCGGGCCGGCCGAGGCGGCGGGGTAGGGCGAGGACGAACCGAAGTTCGCCGAAGCGCCCCACGCTGCGATGACAACGGCGCCGAGGGTGACCGGGGACAACGAGGCAGGGGACAGCGTCGTCGAGTTCGCGAGCGCGCCGCTCGCGGCGGCGACGTCCATCGGTGTTGTGCCGTCGACGCCGGAATACTCCCGAATCCAGATGTCGCCTCGCGCAGCAACATTCGGCGCGACCGTCAACGCGGTTATGCCGGCTCCGATGTTCTTAGCCGTCAGGATGTGCAGGTAGGTGGAGTTACCCAGCTGCGCGAGCTGCGAGGTAAACGTCGCGGTGCCGCCGGTGGGTGTCACCGTCACCGCACTAGATGTGCTGCCTCGCATGAACACCACGGCGACCAGGAAGTTCCCGGCAGTGGGGCTGATAGCCACCGACTGGCCGCCCGTGCCGATGTTCGTGGCGCCGCTATCGAATGTCGTGGCAGCGCCGACAGCTGCGATGCCCATTTAGGCCTGCACCCCGAACGCGATGCAGTGGTATTTGCCTGCGGTCGCGTTGTAGACGATGCCGAAGTAGTGCCACTTACCGGCTGTTGTTGCCGATGGGACGGTCACGCCGATCGCGTCAATCGACGAGCCGAGGGTGATGGTCTGAGATGAGGCCGTATAGACCCCGATCAGCACGCTCTTCTGGCCGGACAGGTTCGTCGACAGGTTGAAGGCCGCCGTCTGCGCCGTGCAGTAGAACTCCTCGTACAGGCTCGTGTCGATGGTCGGAGCCGTAGAGCTGCCGGTGGATCCGATACCACGAACACCAGTCCCGGTAGCCCCGGTCGCGCCAGTGGCCCCGGTAGCCCCAGTCGGGCCGGTCGGTCCTGTTGCGCCCGTGCCTGTCGCCCCTGTCGGCCCCGTCGCCCCGGTGCTCCCCGTCGGGCCGGTAGCTCCCGTGGGGCCGGTGCCGCCAGTGGGACCGGTGGGGCCGGCTGCGCCAGTCGGCCCGGGGGCGCCTCGGAGATCTGTCCAGATCCAGTCGGTTCCGTTCGACCAGTAGACCTGGCCGTCCGATGACGTGACCCACAGCTCGTGCAGGTGACCGCTGGCGGCGGGTAGCGGGTAGTCGCCGACTCCGTCGATCTCGAAGCGATCGCCCTTGGCGCCAGTGGCTCCAGTCGGGCCAGTAGGCCCAGTCGGTCCCGTCGGACCGGTGGCGCCGACACTGCCGGTTGGGCCAGTGGCGCCGGTGGCCCCGGTCGAGCCCGATCCGGTAGCGCCCGTGGCGCCGGTCGGCCCCGTGGCGCCTTGCGAGCCAGTCGGACCGGTAGCGCCCGTGGCTCCGGTGGCACCCGTGGCACCCGTGGCACCCGTCGCGCCTACCGATCCTGTGGGGCCGGTCGCGCCCGTGGGGCCTTGGTTCCCGGTAGCACCCGTCGGCCCTGCTGGACCAGTAGGACCAGTCGAGCCGGTGGCACCAGTAGCTCCGGTGGCGCCAGTAGCTCCCGCACCAGTCGGGCCAGTCGCGCCGCTCGGGCCTGTCGCTCCCGTGGCTCCGGTGGGTCCGGTTGCCCCTGTCGGGCCTGCGGCCCCTGTCGGTCCGGGTGCGGAGGGTCCAGTCGGTCCGGAAGGCCCAGCTGGCCCTTCGAGGGCGACGGTGTCGTTAATGGGTTCGGTGACAACGCCTTCGACGCCTTCGCCGACTACCTCGTAGTAGTACGTGCTCACTCTCCGTCGTTCCTCTCGAAGTAGCCCAGCCGCAGCGGCTGCTCGAAGCTCGGTTCGGAACCTGCAGCTGTCGAGATGACGACGCGGTAGGTGGTTTCGTCTTTGCAGAGGTCAGCGATCTCGGATTCGATCCGCATGGTGACTAGAGAGCCGTCGATCACTCCGTCGACCCGCTCGGGCACCTTGGGGTCGATGTCGATCAGGCAATAGATTTCGGCGCCATCTGGCCAGTCGATCGGGTTGCCGTCGACGGGTGCATCGACTCGCCGCAGCGTGATTTTGTGATCACAGTTCCGCGTCAGCGTTCGCACCCGAGTCGGAAGCCTGGGGGTGTCGTAGTCGGTCATCTATTCCTCCTCATGAATGAGCAATGCCGGCGCCCCCTTGAGGTAGGGAACCGCCGGCAATGTTGTTGGGGCAGAGGGTCTTTAAGACCCGCGTCGAGAGGGGATCATGCGCGGTTCACCGACATGGCTGATGCGTCGAACTGGGTTGCCTTCGTTGACGCGAGTAACCCTTGTGGATAGGCGTTGCCGAGGAAACATCGGGGTTTGCCGGTGAAGAAGTATTCGGTGCCGTTGATGGAGACCTTGTTGGTGGACACGATGACGGTGACGGTGTTCCAGTCAGTGGGGGTGACGGTGTCGATGTACCGGTCTTGGAGGTACAGGTCATGGGGGTGAGCGCCGTCGATGTACAGGCGGGCTGGTGTGTCGCCGTCGCCGAAGGCGGCGATCACATACCGTTCGGCGCTGACAGGTTCGGCGCCGAACTTGAATTTGATCGTGAGCTGATTCGCCCCATACGGCAGTTCGCAGAAGGCGGAGGTCTCGCCGTTGAGGGTGAGAATGGCGCCGTCGATGTCATAGTCGGGCGCGGAGCCGACCAGTGGAAACTCAGTGAGGTCCCGGCTGGAGGCGTCGAGGAACAGCAGAGGCGTTCCCGGTGTGGTGCTCGTCCCAGTGATG